CCAAGTCTTTTACTTTTTGACTTTGCTCACTCCAGCCCTGATTGATAAGCTTTTGCCGCTCAATCTGCAAAGTCTCTTTTTCTTCCAGCATATCGGTATAATCATAGGCTAAGTCAATGATGCCCTGGTAGTTGCCTTCGAGTGAAGTGATATTTTCAAGTTCGGCGTTCAATTTGGCTTGCGCTTCGGCAGCGGCAAGCGCGGCGTCAATTAATGCCAACTCTTCTTCGGTTAGCGTGCCGGTATCTGAGGCTGCGTTAACCGCTGCTTTTCCACTTGCAGCTAACGCCTTTTCGGAGTTATAAAGTTCCTCGTCCATCATGCCTAATGGTAAGTTAGCCATTGCCATTCTATATTCAAATTCTCCCCAACTATCTGTCGCATCGAATATGCTTTGAACCAGGCTAACTTCAGATTGAGCCACATTTTCCGCCGCGCCGCCAACTTGTTCAAGACCACCTGCGGCCGCGCTCGCAACTCCAGGTGTCAGCGCCAATTCCTCGTTCATCCGATTAAGCCGCCATTCCAGATTATTCATGAAGTCTGGACTGCCCATATCAGCGGCAAAGAGCAAGCCTAAATCGTCAATATATGCTTTTAGATTTTCAATATTGAACGGCTTCGTTCCCCAATAATCCATCACCGTTCCGAGATACTGCATCTGAATTACAAAGTCTTGTATGTCTTCGGTTAAGGACGTAAACATATTAGTAGCAACTGGCACCAGGGTTTGCCCTAACACGTTTTTCAACCCAGTCCACGTGTCGCCAAGATCATCGAGCGCATCCTTATAATCTTTAGCTGCTTGCGCCCCATCTTCTGTTACTATCAAATTGTCGTCAATTGCAGCCGTACCGGCGCGTATCGCATCCCCGCCAGCCAACAAAAATGGCATCATGTCAGCATAAGACTTGCCGAATATCTCGCTTGCCTTTGCCGCGCGCGTGGCAGGGTCTTCAATCGCAAGTAATTCATCGGATAATGCCGCAAGGTTATCAATCGTTGGCGTGAAGCCGTTCTTGAGCGCCATTTCCATTGAGCGCTGCATAACTTCTACTGGCACGCGGAAATCATCAGCCGCTTGCGTAAGCCGGCTCATTTCTTCAACAGTAATACCCGTCATTTGTGCTGATAACCGCATTGAATCAGCATAGTCAGCCCAATTTACAATGGATTCAATTACAGCTTTTCCGGCTTTATAAGTCGCGGTAGCAAGGCCAACGGTTCCAATAACCTGCTTTGCCAGCTCTTTGCCAAAGCCTTGTAGGGATTGTTTAGCGCCGCCAAGCCCTTTGTTGAGCGGGTCTGTATTTACGCCAATCGTAGCGAAAAGCGATGCGATATTAATTCCCATTAATTACCTCTATTGCGTTTCTTTGCCATGTAACCGCGCGCCTTTGCCTTGCCGTCCCGAATCTGCAGCCAATCGTTCCAGTCCTTAACCGAAAGCGCGTCTACTTGGTCGAGCGTCCAGCCGGTTTCTTGCACCAGTTCCCAGCGCCAGAATTCGTGAGGCATGGAGTCTGCCATGCCAATCATACCCAAGTAGACACGCCCGCTTAGTTTTTTGATTCGTCAAAACTGGTCTCTTTGCGAAATGACTCCCAAATGCCTAATGCCACTTTGCGATAGTCAAGCGGATTCAACTCCGCAAGTTCGTCAGCCGTCATGCCAATCAGCTTACCAACGATAATATCGTTAGTTTCAACATCGGTCTCTTTATCGAGCAGCATCCGCCATTCCTTTTGTGTTATGGCGCTCCAGTCGTACTCAATCTTTGCTCCGTTAGAAAGTTCGACCATTATCAGCTCCAAGCCCCGTTACTCTGGAAGGTGCAATTGACAGTCACCACGTCTGCATAAGGCGTGTCGAACGTTGCCCCCATCGAAATAGCCGTGTAAGCTTTGCTCAACTTGCCAGTCGCCGTGCCTTCTGGTGCTACGGTCAAAGTGCCCTGCACGCCTGCAGCCAGTGCTGCATATAAGGCGGTTCCAGCCGATCCAGCAGGAAACAGCCCGGAATAGTCGATGGTCGCACTTTTGATGGTGGGAATGTAGGTTTTGTGAGTATCAGACCCAGCGGTCGTTTCGGCTGTATCCGTGTTTTCCTTGATTGAGACGCTGCGATAATCGCCAGACAGATTGATAGTTCCAGCGCTTGATGCCCAATTAATGTAAGCATCTTTTCCAGTAATGTTATTTTCAGCCATTGTGTTTTATCCTCCGATAAATGATTAATCAAGTCTCACGCGGTAATAAGCCCCGCAAGACCATGTTGATTTGCCCGCATCGTCGATTTCGGGCAGTACGATTGACTCTTCGCGTGCCAGCCAATAATTATTCCAGCCGGTCATGCTCAAAGTTGTTTCCAATAATTCGGCAACGTAGCCGTCAAGCTGCGCGGCTGTTTTTGCGTCTACCGCATACGCCCGAACGTAAAGCACCGTGTTGATGCTCTCGTTTGGGGTCATGTTCTCATGCCCGCCGGCTGCATAAGACCAAATGACGTAAGGCAATGCGCGCCCCTCCGGCGCAATGCCGTGATAGATCGCCGTGCCACCAAGCGCACTAATTAGCGCCGTGCCACCGGATAATTTCGAATAGATCGCTGCATTCAATGCGTTTATGTATGAGGTCATTTTTGTATTAGCCCATCCTTAATGCGCTGCGTAAGCAGCGTTGCTTCCGCCTCCACCGCCGGCTTCAAGAACGGGCGCGCTGCCATTTTATATGTGCCAAACTCCACATAAGGCGCATAATCCTGATAGTATTCAACGATAGCATAACCAGCGTATTTCGTATTCACATCATTGCGCTCGCGTAAATAACCGCTTACGTTTTTGTAGACCGTTGTTTGTTTAGAAACAAATAATATATGTGCCGCAGTATCCCGAATAATCTTATCGCGGTTACTTGGCAACTTAGCGATGATCTCATCCAGCTTCCTGGTGTCTACACTGATGCTTAAACTCATTCGACCCGCTCCAGTTCTGCCCGCTTAACTGCCATCCAGCTCTGCCCATCATTGATGCTTTTTACCGCCCATGTGTAGCCGCCAGACTTGATGCGGTTGGTTAAGTTTATTGGTGTATTGTATGGGATGCTAAGCACAGCCTTGCTATAAGGCTGAATCGCGCCGCCGGTCATTGTTTCGCGTCCGGAGCGGTAGTCAATCCGGCAATGTACGCCAGCCGTTGCCGTGCCCCACGCCTCTGTAAAGCCGCCCTCGCTGTCGGCGGTATATGCCGCGCTTAGAATATCGCATAGATCCGGCAGAAGATCGTAGATGTCTGCCTGCATTTGTGCGAGTTCCCGTGCGGTCAAGCCAATGCTCATAGATCATCCCTCACAATCCGAACGGTCTGAATGCCCTCGCTCGCGCTCCGTTGCTGGAAGTAATTTGCCATTGATAGGTATTGTTGCGCCTGCTGTGACCGCTTGATAGAATGCCCGTCGGTTGAGAAGTCCACCAGCCCTGCCACATGCGATGCCTTCATCCGCCAGATGTCAGCCGCAGCCGCGTCCAAATCGTAGGCGAATCCGCTCCAATAGAACGCCTTCCCGCTTTGGTCGGTTGAGAATGTAACAATGCCGCGCGTGTAATCAACTGTGTAACCGCTTACCGTCCCGGCTGTGTCTTCAACTCTGAATACCACCGTGCCGCCTTCCACGTTGGTTGCACCAAGCAAGTATTGTTTGAAGACAGTCGTGCCACTTTCGTAGGTAGGCTGCGCATCCATCAGTTCGTGGATATATTCCCGCTTATGCCTATCCAGTACACGCTGGATTTCTTCATCGCTCCAATACTCGATCAGACTGGTATCGGTTGATATAGTCCATTCATCCGGCGCGGCGTTGGCATACCCGCGCACCGTGTCAATTAGTGTCTGCATTCCTGTTCGTGCCATTAGTTTATTCCTTCCACATCGCGCCAATACCCCAAATGCCCTCTGGGTTATGTTCGCGGATGATTTCCTGCCACTTGCCGTTATTTCTGACTGTGCGCCATACCATCCCGACAGCGTAAGCATAAGGATTGCCGTCTGGATAAGCTATGTCGTGGAGGGCAAGCAGCCCGCCTGCTCTCAACATCGGCCAATAATTCTGCCAGTCTGCCATTGCGGTGGCAAAGTCATGCCCGCCGTCAATAAAAATAAAGTCGAACGGCGCATGCTCTTTTACGACTTTTACGGTTTCAGCAGAAGTGCTGTCAGCCCGAATCTGGGTAATCGTGCATCCCGTTTCCTTTTCCCATTCAGGCCACAAATTGATGCGGTCATGCTCAATTTCGGCAAAGCGCGAGTCAAAGTGCTGGACGCCAGAATCAACCGACACGATGTTTGCTCCTTTTACGGCGTTCATCCAGTACCACAGCGTTCCGCCGTGAAGCGAACCAATCTCTAATATACGTTTAGGCTTGAGTTCTTTTACCAACTCAATGAGCTTTTTAAGTTCGCCTTCATCCTGATAAACCGGTACGGGACATCCATCAATTTGATACACATTTACCTCAGTTTGTTGTAATAACATAATGGCTCGTTTATGAATGACCACACGCCAGGGTTGTTCTCATAAACGGATTGAATAAAGATTCCGTCCGCTTCGTAAATGTTAAGCGTAAAACGAATGTCGCCAATCACTTCACGCTTGATCGCAACCTGCCCCATG